CCGCAGATAAATAGTAACTATTAAATTGATCGTCCGGATATTCTATAACGTAAGCAGTAGCCGTTCCGGTAAGAGTAGTAAACCAACCAATCGCGCCAAGAGGCGGTACAGTTCCTATAACTGTTTTTAAATCTGCATTATGTATTAAATTAATAGGAGAACTATATCTATTTCTTAACTGAATATTATAAAATCCCTTTCTTAATATTTTAGTTTGACTATTATCTATAAAGTGAACGTTCCCGTCTTCATAAGGCGCTATATTAATTACATTATCTAAATATCCCGAACTGTCTATCGTTATCGCAGATCCTACGTTATATTTTGTATAATACCTAGTTGGGGCCGCTACCTCCATAGTAGAAGTAATCCACCAATCGCCGTTAGATTGATACATTCTGCAATTAAAAGTCCTTAACATATTTTCGATAATATCGTAATAACTTACTCCTACGAAATCCCTCCTATATTGGTAAATCTGCGAAAAAGGCTCGTTATAAGATCCGTTACCTCTATTTAACATTCCTTCCGCATAAAAAGAACAAGCAATAACTAAATAAAGGTCCTCCGGATAACCTAATAATCTTAAAGCGTCGAAAACTATTTCTATCCATTGTTGCGTAGTATTAATACTCGCGGCTACTATGTAAACTTGATCCTCTAAAAAAGAAATAGCGTCTATGCAAACTAAAGACGCTTGATTTATTCCCGTACTAAAACCAATTTGAGAATAATCATTAAATAAAAACCCCCTCCAAATAACAGTAGAGTCCTCTTTATAAACTACCCAATATTTACGATCGTTCTTACTAAGTACGTCCGGAAATTGGTCGTAGTCGTCTTCGGTTTCTAGTATTATAGTAAAATTTAATTGAGAACTTATTATAGACGGGTAAGGGTACTCTTCGCTAGAGTTTGGTTGTAATACAATTTCCGAAGGAGTATAGGTTTTAACTATATCATCGACGTAGTCTTGCTCGTAAATTTCTATTGTTTGAGTGTTCTCATTTCGTAGAATTTGGCTTATAGTATATCTTAGTCCGTATGCCATTATGCTAAAGATATTGATTGTCCTTTTAAATTAGACGCTTTCTGCGCTCTATTTGTTGCTAGTAATAAATCTTGTCCTCTTAATACAAAATGACCGCCGCCCGATCCTCTACCCGAAGACATAGATCCCGCACTAAAAGTCTTAGTTAACATTCCGGTTAATTTACTTAAAGGGATAATAGCCTCCGGACCGGCTTCCCCTACTAGGCCCATAGTTGGACCGGTAACTATACCGCCGGTAGCAAAAGGAATAACTCCTATGTTTGCCGCCGCCGCTACGGCTCCCGCTCCTCCGCCCGAAGACGCATTTAAAGCGGTCATAATAGCCTTAAAAATAGCCGCCTTAATTACTGCGGCCGCTATATCTTCGGCAAGTCTTAAGAATTGATCGCCTAACGCCTCTAGTACATTTTGCCCGTTTTTAAGCGCGTCAAAGAAACCCATAATAGCGTTAGTAGCCATTCCCGAAACTGTGTCGGCAAAGTTCTCGTAAGCCTTTTGTCTTTTTTTCATTCCTTCCGCGTCGTTATCCGCTATCATTTTATTAATAGCCATTGTATTACGAGCGGTCCTTAATGGATCTAAGGCTTTCTCGGCCCCGCCCGTATACTTATCAGTAGTACGGAACGAAACGTCTCTAAGTATCGGAGAAGTGTCCGAAACGTCTCCTTGCGGCTTACCGCTATAATATTTATCCTCTAACTCTTTTGCAGATCCTAATAATTGTTTAAGTGCGTTTTGCGCTTCTTGCGTTTTACTTCCCGCTATTTTTTCGATAGCTTTATAAATGGCCTCTAACGATTGTACGGCAAAAGAATCCTTCGCCCCCTTCTCGCTAATCATTCCATTTAATAACTGAAATTGGGCGCTATTTAAAGTCTCTTTAAGATTGTTTAATACCTTTTGAACCTCGGTTAATTTATCTGCGCTTCCGCCTCCGGCTAGTTTGCCGTTACCGGTCATTAACGCAAGGAATAAAGGATTTTGCGCCCCCTTATCTAAGGCCGAGTTCATTTGATTAGTAAGACTTAAAATATCGTTACTTTGAACTATCGCTTGCGTCTTTAAGTCTCTTAATTGCTTGGCCGTAAAAGTTACCTTATCCATTCTACTAGCCGACTCTATTTCCATAGAGGAACCAATACTAGAAGGCGCTTGAGCGGATTCGTTCATTGACGCCATAAATTGCGCTCTAGCTTTAGTTACGCCTTCTTGCGTCTTTGCTAAAGCTATCGACTTGTCCGCTATTTCATTTCTATAACGTTCTACGATTGCTTGTTGAATAAGTGCCGCCGTATACTGTTTAACCGCTTCTTTAGCGTCGTCTATATTTTTAATTTGATCGCCGTAACCTTTACTTACTCCGTTAAGAATATCCCTAACTCCGTTAAGGGCCTTTACTCGTTCTGCGTCGGTTAAGTTAGCATTTTGAGAAAGTTTAATAAGGTTCTCTAATTTTATACCTTGGTTTACTGCGGCTTCTTTAGATTTCTCTAACGCTTTAGCGTACTCTTCTTGGGCCTTTTTAGCCTCGTCTACGGCTTTTTTATTCGTGAATAGTTTATCCCCAAAGGCTACAAATAAAGACGAAATTACGCCCAAGGCTAGGCCTATACCGGCCGGACCGGTCATAACTGCTAATAAACTTTGGAACGCCTCTTTATTTGACGTAGAAGAGGATCTTAATCGTTGGAATGATTCTAATAAAGGGTTAAGGTTATTCGCTATACCTATAAACCCATAAGGGGCATCTTGCGCTACCCTAGATAAGTTTATTAAAGACTGCGTCGCTTGATCCGTACCGCCTTTAGCCTCTACAAACTTAGTTTTTAACCCCGCCGTCGATTTTGCCAAATCCTCGATAGCCTTTAACGCTTCCTTATTGTCGGCGGTTATTATCAGTTGTAAAGTTTCTTGGGCCATTTTATTTTTAGTTTACTCCGTACAATTTTAACGTATTAGCTAACTGTTGGTTAGTTAACATAACCTTCTCTTCTTGTTCGACGTCGTCGTCTAGATCCGGAATATGCCAAAACGATTGAAGAGACTTGGGGGATTGGTCCGCCGTATTGCTTAAGTATATGATATAGGCTAGATTTCTAGTTCTAGCCCATTCGTTTAATTCTCTTTTTTCGACACCTAAGACCACTATACTATAATCCTTCCAAGTCATATCCCAAAATTCGCTAGGCCTTATTCCACATTCCGCCGCTTTAACTAAAACGTCGTCCCAATTAAGGCTTACTCTTTTTTTTTTCCGCTTTAGCGACGGGGCCTTTATTTACTTGTAATAACGTATTATCTACTATGTATTTAATGTAGTCCACTAAAGGACCGTCTTGTCTAAATACTCCTCCTACTTCGTCTATCCAATCGCAAACGTCGTCTTCCGTAAATACTACTTCCTCTTTATTGCTAGTACAAGCTGACTCATATCCAATATGAACTAATTGTACTAACGTATTAAGGTCGTAGGCGGCTCTAGTAAGTACGTCAAAATATTGATCTATTGTAATCTTATTTTTATCCGTAAACCTACGCATAGCCCAAGTCCCCCACTTCAAGTGGATTTGTTTTTCCTTCAATAACATTTTATACATACTGACTTTTTTTTATGCGGTTTCCGTTTGAGTTAATGGAGGTAAAGTAACTACGAAAGTCGCCGAGAACTTAACGTCGTCTTTATCTGCCGCGTTAACGTCAAAGTTTGAAATAAACACTTGACCGCTATAAACAATATCGCCCGCAGTTGGAGTAGCCTTACCCATTTTCATATTAAAAGAGGTTCTAGCCGCGTGCGCCGCGTATAATTGTTGGTAACTGTCTTTAGAAGGACTACCGGTTTCGTCGATTGCGAAGCCTTCCCCTCTAAAAGATTGTGTAAACGCCGGTCCCGCTTGGAATTGGTCGCCACATTTAGAAGTTGCGTCGATTGTGTTAACAGTCGAGGTCATTGTGTTAGAAGTTAAACACGCTACCGGTTTAAACGTTCCGTCGTTGTCAATGTCAGCTAAAAGGATATAGTCCCTTGCCGATACTTTAGTTTCTGCCATTTTATTTGGTTTTAATTTTGAGTTATTGTTAAATTATATATTATTAATGTTCGAAAAACGTTGTCTATTGGATTTAATCCGTCTATATTTCTTACACTTTGAACGAATAAACTAGAACAGTAAAAACCGTTATTTAGTGTTATTGTAGTGTCCGAATTTATGTCCGCTAATATTAAATCGCTTATAGTCTCCGCTCTTTTATAACCAAAGTTAGCATTTTTTGTAACAATGTCTACGGTCATAGTTACGGAGTTAGTATAGCCCGTTTTTCCTTGTTCTTGACTTGAACTTCTACCGTCTAAAATAAGGTATTCGTTTCCGGCTCCTTCCGGTGCCATACCGTCGTAGACGTCTAAGTCAGTTATACTAACTAAATTAGTATAAAACCATTTTTTTATATCTATATTAGGATTAAGCATTTAATAACCTTTTTAATTTATTGAATAGTATTGGCTTCTCGTCCTCATAAGCGGGAATTAAAAACGGTTGCGCTCTTAATCCATTCTTAAGTATTTTAAACGCTAGAAATCTAGCTAACTTTTCGTCTTCGCTCTTCTTTGTTTTTGTAGATCCCGTTCTCTTTATCTTACTAGCCTTTCTAGTAGAAACGTCGTAAGAAGTAGCTTGATAAGTTCCCGCTAATCCCTTACGTTTTACCCATACTGTTAACGCTTGAATAAGGTCCTCTAAAGTTCCCGATCCTTTGCCTTTAAACTGTACGGCAAAATTTTCGTAACCCGCCGGAATAGAAACCTTCCCTCCGGTCCCAAACTCTACATAAGGCGCGTAACTTGCGCTCGCTATTACTCTATGAGTTAGCCCTCCGGTATCGCTTATCGAATGTATACTTTGTCTTAACGTACCCAAGTTAACGGGTGCGTTTCTCTTTGCCTTTGTTTCTATGCGTAAAGCGCTAGCCGACATTTCCGCCGCTACTTCTATCCTTAGATTACTTTCTAAAGAAGTTAGCCTTTTAGTAAGGTTATCTAACCCGCTTAAATTTAAAGCAAATCCGGCCATATTAAAAGTATATTTCTATTTCGTAATATCGTCTCGCGTCGTCTACATTCTTAATAGAGTGAATAGTATACCTTTCTCCTTCGACTTCTATTTCGTAAGCGTCGTTTATAGTAACGCCAAAACGAATATATAATCTAGCACTCATAGTAAAACTAAGTTCCGATTCTAAAATCGCTCTACTTTGAGACTGCGGCCTAAAATCGCCCCAAACTGTTTCTTGTAGTGCAAACGTAGTAGTAAACCCTCCTTGTCCGTCGCTAGTCCTTGTAGGCGCATAAAGGCCTACTAACCTATTCATAGAGTTTGCGTCGACGTAATTAGTTTTATTTCTGCCTATTCTCATAAATTATATTATTGGGCTTGTTCTAGTCCAACGTTGACAAACTCGCCAAGCCTTTTCACAAATACCCATACCGTCCACTTCTAGACCTCTATTCTCATAGCCATAACTTACTTGATCTAAAATAGCTATTTTAAGTTCCGTAGGGACCTCGCCTTCGGGGAACCCGCAAGAATAAGTAGCTTTTAGTTGCTCAAACATTGGACGCGCTAAACTAGGATATTGTCCTCCTACTAGTCGATAGTTATCCGAGTCTATTTCGTCGCCTTCCGCGTTTAATAGTTCGGTAAATTCTTGCATTGGTCCGTATTGAAATTGAAACATTCCGCTAAGATTAGTAAACCAAACAGTAGCAATCTTAGGAACCAAACTTAAATTA